TTATTTATGATGATGATGCTTCCCAGCTCTCCACAGATAAAATACCTTACCTGTACCAGCATCAGGATCATTGATGTACGCTTTAGCAAATTTAACATACTGAGCAACATCTTCTCCCCATAGGTGAGAATAATCGCTATGTAGCATATTCAATAAGTAATACCAATCATACTTATTGGCTTTAATACCATTTTGATCCATGACACGGGTTGTTTCTTCTAACGTCCAATGCTCGCCAGCAGTGCCGTCAACATTTTTCATTTCCGAAACGGCTTTTTTAGCAAGATGCTCATCGAAGTGCGGTCCATGAGCTACGCAATGAATTTTCATCATTACAGCTTCATAATCATCTTCATCGTGTGCTTTAAGTTTTTCCAATGCTCCACAGACGATACAATCGATTTCATCTTCTTTCATTTCATCGCCGTCCACGATATCAATATAATCTTCGTACTTATGCATCCTTGCTCACCGCCTTAGTATTTTTTACGGTCTGAACTTCAGTATTATCTTCTGCAGGTTCTGCTGTTGCTACAGGCAGTCCGGTTACAGTACCACAGTTGCAGGCAGCAATATAGCCGCATTCAAGAACAAAGGTTGCACTGTCAGCAGCTACCAGCAAAGAATAATTACGTCTGGTTCTTACCTGATTTGCATATAAATGATGTCCGCATTTACGATTTACATTATACAAAGTAGCACCAGTACCGATTTTAATAACTACTGGCATAAGATTTGTAGCAGTAGAAGGAATATCCTGCGCTATCCTAATACAATATCTAACGCAGTTTTCATAAGTGCCGTCAGGAATGGTCAACACCAAATTACTGCCGCTTACTGCTACAGCCGTGGTCAATATAGTTCTGCAATTACAAGTTGCCATTTATAATTCATCTCCTTAAATTAAAACAGGGAAGCGTGACAGCTCCCCTGTTTCTTAGTCACGCATTCAGCGGATATTAGCAGTTACCACAGCCGTTGCAGCCATAGCCATTCATAGCCGTATAAGGGCTACAAGTGATATAAGCCGGTTGCGGGAACGGGCGTACTGCGTTGATAATGTTGGTAGTTTGAGCAACGTTACCAAGTTGCAGTTGAGCAGCTTGAAGCTGATCGCGCAATTCCTGCATTACGTTAGCAGTAATCAAAGCACGAGTTGCTTCACCTTCTGCATGAATTGCAGTCGTGATCTCACAAGTGTTCTTGTAATTTTCTGCACGAACCGCATCAATGTTACGATTGGTTTCGCAGCAGCATTGCTGAGCGGCAAAACGGCTTTCAGCAATAGCAGATTGTACACCGCTAAAACCTTGACACAAGTCTTTTTGAATGCCAAAGCTCTGGTTTGCTACTTGAGTAAAACCTTGATTTAAAGTATTATTCAGATTGGTATAGAGAAATTCATTAGTCAAAGTATTTACAGCACCATTAGCGCCGCCTCCGAACCCACCGAATCCACCGCCGCCCCAGGCAAGCAGGAAGAATAACATTACTACCCACATCCAGCCGCCGCCAAAACCTGCGCCGTCTGCTGCTGCGGTACGATTATTCAAATCGTATACAGGCATTACGCCAGTACCTTCCATAGTCATATAGAACATCTCCTTTAGATTTATTGTTTAAAATCCTTTGGTGGCCACCGGTCAGATTTTAATACCAAATTGCGATAAAAGCTGTTGAGCCTGTTGAGGATCAATACCACGTTGCTGGGCGAGATTCATAACAGTTTCTTTTAACTGTTCTGGAGACTTACCTTGCGCCATTTCCATTGCGCGCCCAAACAGGGGATTGTTCCCCAGCATTTTCTGCATTGCTTCCATCGGGTTTGGGTTGCTGCGAAGCTGATTGAATATTTGCATCATTGTGAACGGATTCATTTGCATTTATATTCTCCCCTTTCATATTCATATAACGCTCTAATGAGCTTACTTTTTGCTGCAGGGCCTCTACTACTTCTGCATCGGCATAACGTTTAGGTATAGCCTCTTTTTCAAACGAAAGTTTATAAGTTTGGATAACCGGCATACCATTCATATCAATAGCTTTTGCGTAAATACAATTATCGGCCGGACAAGGGAAATATGTCAGGCTTCCATCTAAATCAATTTGGGCAGCCTTTACTTCGTCTAAACTTGCAACTGTACGCCCTTTCATCATCAGGGGCATAGGCGGTTGTGGAACAAACTGCTGTTGCTGATATGCCGGTATCTGCGGCATTTGAGCTTGATAATTATTTAAACGTTGCTGAGTTACTCCCATCATTGCTGGATTAACAGGAGCATAAGGATTTACATACATTGTTATCGCCTCCGTTTCTTACTTATATTGTCGCCTAAATCAGCTCTTATAATCCGTAAACATTCCCTCATAATTCCCTAATATGGGCATAAAAAATAAGGCAGCCACAACTATTATGTGACTGCCTTTAATGCTCTCTTAACTGAATTATACGCCTGCTGCAGATCTCTTTCGACCGTTTGCACTGACGTATCTATTTTCATCGCTATTTGATAGTTTTTAAGATCGTGAATAAATTTGAGTTCTATAATTTCTATTTGCCGCGGCGTTAGTTTGGCTTCTGAAATGATTGCTTCAAATTCCTTTCGTGTGGACTGCGAAAGCCAATCTCTTGCCTGCAAACGGCAAGTATCCATATAATCACCTGCTCGCTGCTATAGCTCCTACTAATACCCCTCCTGCAAATCCCCAAAAGGCCTTCTGTCTCTGCTTTAATTCACTTCTGGACTTCTCCTGTTTCATTTGAACGCTCAACGTCTGCAAGGATTTGTTTTGCTCTGCTATTGTTTTTTTGGAGTTCGACAATGATTCCTGCGCAAGCATTAGCTCGCTCCTTATCTTCTGATAAGATAAACGCTGCTCTTCGATTAGCTTCTTCAGCTCGTTCGAGTTCATCTGCTGCAGTTCCAACGTGTTCGATAGCCCTATCAACAGATTTTCCTGTCTGTTTATTATCGTCTGCAATTCGTTGAACTGTTCCCTGGACATCGTTATTGTTTCCGGAAGTTCCTCCGCAAAACAATTTAAAGAAAATGATAAGCACAGCAATAAGGGCAAAACTAATAACAAGATACTTGCTATACCTGATTTGTTTTTCTTCATTCACTTTCTGCCCTTCTTTCAAATTAAATTCTATTTCATTATCATTAAGATAGTTCTATTTTCAATATAATCAACCTGTGCGCCGTCTTCTATACTCCTACTTATATTTCCTAGTGTTTTGGAGATAAAACAACGCACAGGCTAATTCTGTGGCTGGGTTTTATCTTACAGATTGTAATAAGTAATGCACCCTACCAAAATCGCAAGAGCAATACCAGCCCAAATCAAAATACGCTGTTTTTCCATATTAGTCACCTCCTTATACAATTTTTACCAATTATGATGCCACCAGATAGCCTTGCCACGAATAACATCACCGCCTGGTTTCAGTTCTCCGTCGCCTGGCACATCTGGTAATTTCCACAAGTCCCAGCGTTCAAAAGTAGTTGCCGGGCCGTAGTCGTCTAAGTCTGCAGCTTCTGCATGTGTCATTACGGTATCGGCATTAATGTCCAATCCAAGCTCCTCACACAGTACAGCTACAACTTTTGCCATACTATCTATCTGCAACTCTGTCGGTGGCACGTTACCAAAGTCGATATGCCCATCAGCATGAGCTACAGCATCTACGCAGCACGCTAAAGCGATACCTACAGCCCCTGTATTACGCCGCCATGTATGAGCCTTATATTCAGTTAAATCATCGGTAGTCGCCATAACAGCTCCGTCGCTGTCAATGTTTAAATGATAATCACTGAAAAACTGGTGATAATTACCAGCTGACCAGTGTAGATATATCTTATCAATATTACCTTTAGCCCTTGCTGCTAACTGCCGCAGCTCATCTAAAGTGATTCTTTTTGTCACCATTATTCTCTGCCTCCTGTTCAAACTTGTCAGGGACACCGTCCCCGTCTTTATCTACTAAACTCGTAGCTATAAAGGTCACAAATGCAACCATAGCCGGGCCTGTGATCTCACGTATCAACGCCAGCAGGTCAGGCATAACAATCTTATCCAACCACAACCACATATACATCCACGCAGCGTAATAGGTCAGTATCAGCAAAACGACTGCAATAAAATAGCCTACAATGACAGCCATTATTTTTGGCGACATTGAGGCTACTTTGTTTCTAGCACTCACTATTAAGTTTTTTATTTTCTCAAACATAAATATCACTTATCCCTTTGAACACTTACTTTATAACTACACCATAAACAGCTACCGCTAATGTCGCCAACCAAGCCAGTAAACTTACGTTTCCACGGATGCAGCCGCTTTGACATTCTAAGTTTGTTATACGCTCCTCGTGATCGGCAATTGTTTTTTCTTGCTGATCACATTGTCTATTTTTCGCCTCACCCAAGACAACGAGCCTAGTTATCTCCTGACCCATTTGATCTAACCGTTCAAAAATTCTTCTAGTATCTCCTTCTGCCATATCAACGCACCGCCTAATCTAATATAATAGCGTCCAAATCCTCTTTGCTTAACGCTGCCTCTACTTGTGCCTGTTTAATCCATCCTTGCTGCTTGCAAGCACCTATATGAGACGATAAATCAGCACACCAGGTATATACCTGAGTAGCGTTAAGATACTGTATTGTTTTTTCAGTTTCCCCTTCTTTATAGCCCCGGACTGGACATCCTAACGGATATTCGTTTGCAAAACGTTCTGTGCTGACATTCAGTGCAATTCCCTGCATCGTAAGCTGAGTATCTTTATCGCTATCATACCTCACAGGGCTACCGGTGCATTGAGAAATAAAACCGCCAGTAATTTTATCTGCTGTCCATGCGTCAACAAGTTCAAGCTTTTGGGCTTTTAACTCTTCAAATGTATATTCTTCGTTAGGCGGTGGTGCTAAAACAAGCCCTACACCTTCTTTAAAACTAACTAAATAACCTACTTCGCAGTCTAAGCCTGTTACATCAATCCAATACGTTGATGGATCGAAAATAGTAGGTAACTGTTCCATTGTTAAATTAGTTTCATAAATATAAATTATCTTACCGTACAATGGCTGTGCGAATCTATTTTTTGCCATTTAAATATCACCACCGTATTCTATAATTACCCAGCCGTTATTACCAGTACCTCCAGTACCTCCAGTACCCCCTATAGAAGCACTATTACCACCAGCGCCTCCTGCTCCACCAGAACCATAACTAGTTCCAGTACTACCATTACTGACTGCCGAAGCACCACCACCGCCTCCACCGCCATTGGCCGTTATCCCTAATGCAGATGACGCATTACCATTAGCCCCTTGGCTTCCTTTGCCAAAAGGTCTGCTCCCGCCAGCACCTCCTGTACCTCCTGCTCCAACAATAACACTGTAAGGTGTAGAAGAGGTAACTGATTTCACGCCTACAATTAGGTTACCGCGCCCACCAGTACCTCCTGGACCATTATGCGCACCGCCACCTCCACCGCCGCCTCCACCAGCAACAGTTGCTTTAGCACTTGTAACTCCAGCAGCAAATGTAATAGTATAAGTACCTGGAGTTCTATATTCAACCTTATTGTAGGGAGGCTTTCCACTGTTTAATATAGCGTATGAATCGCCACCACTACCTTTAACCCTACCGCTTGTCGCTCTGCTGTCTGCTATATCTCCAATAGCAACATAAGCAGGAACGCCGTCTATCTTAGCATTTACCCAATGTTCCCCAACTTCGGCAGTAGTAGAGTAGGCTTTCGCCGTTTGTTGCACGCCATCTTTTTTAAAATTCAATTTCTTTGCTAATTCTGCCATAATATCACCCTATCCAAAATTCAGCACCATTTGGGAACACCAAGTGTCCTTCTGTATTGTATATGGTTATGTCTTTCGTACCGTCAAATGCTACGCCGTTTATTGTGCGGGCGGTTTCTAGTTTCGTAGCGGTATTTGCATTACCTAACCATTTTGCAACACCATCATGTGTGACCGTTGCAAAGAAATTATTATTGCTAGAAAAAGCTACTTTCGTATTATCGTCACGTATGACAAACACATTATTATTCGTTCCAACTCTAAATACATGAGGTTGATTTGTGCTTGCGTGATAAAATAATCCACCTAAATTATCCGTCCCAATTCTTGCTTGTACTGTTTCATTTGTTGGAGAAATACCAAAATTTATACTACCACTGCTGCCTGCTGTTGTGCCACTTGATACAGCAATGTTTGCTCTGAAAGTATTTAAAGCTGTAAAAACATTAGTACCTTGCTCTATAGCCTCTTTCGTCTTTAACGGCGTCATTGCTTTGTTATCAACTACACCAGCGATAGCTTCATCTGTTGTTGCTATACCAGTAATGCCAGCTAAACCTTCTAAGCTGTCAGCAATATCCTGCGCTCTGTCTGCCTGCCTTGTAGCTGTAGTTGCTGAAGATGCTGCTGATTCAGCACTGCTTTCTGCACTTGTCTTACTCGCAGAAGCTGAATTTGCTGATGCTGCAGCTAACGTTTTAGATTCTAATGCAGATTCAGCACTACTAGAAGCCGCACTAGCGGAATCTGAAGCACTTTTTTTACTATTTTCTGCAGCAGTTTCAGCAGCCTTAGCATTTTCTTCACTTTTTGCAGATTTGGTTTCACTAGCTTTCGCATTATTCTCACTTGTTAATGCTGCATTTTTACTTGCTAATGCTGCATCAGCACTGCTAGAAGCTGATTTTGCCGAAGCCTGGGCTGTTTCTGCACTGGCAGCAGCAGACGACTGTGATGCAGCCGCAGCATTTTTACTTGCTAATGCTGATTCAGCAGAAGAAACAGCTGCACTTTTTGCGTTTTCTGCGGCAGCCACTTTTTCATCAAGTAACGTTTGAACGTTATTAACAGCATCTTCTGCCGCAGTAGTCGCAGCTTTAACAGCGGTATTTTTAGCAGCAACAGCTTCGTCCTTTATTTCCGTAGTCTCATTTACTGCAGCATCTTTTATAGCGGTCAGCTCTTCGATTGCAGTATTTTTAATATTTGTTGTTTCGTTAACGGCGCTCTCTTTGACCTGTTTCGTTTGCTCTAATACATCTTTAGCTAAAGGTAACACCCTCGCCGGGTCCTCCGTCAGCACAAGCCCATCACCAGCATCGTTGATTCTAAAACTCATTCCAGCCTTTACAGGAAAAGTATTATTAAAATTATTTACATCAACACCAGCAGATAATGTTCTATTCAATTTTTCATTTAATTGCTGACATATAAAAGTTAGATCGTCAAAAGACAATTCAATATTCTCTGCAAAAAACGGACCTTGATTAACCAGATTCATTAGTTGATACAATGGCAGCTCACGATAAATAGTTATTTTATGACCATCAGGCAGCGGATCGCCATTAGCTGGATAAGTAACTGTTTTAGCTCCGAGATCAACAGAAAAATTCTCCGTTTCTACGGCAACGCTATCATCACCTGTAATATATACTTTTATATATTCAGGATGATCCGTCATCTGAAATGTTATTGGGAATTTCGTTGTCGCTCCATTACCAACATAAATATCTTTAACTGTCGTATTCTGTACCGTCATATTCTCACCACCCTTAAACCTTTACTGCGGCCGGAGCATCTTTAACCACAGTGGCATTTAGCATACTGGCTATGGTTGATGCTATCTTTAACTTCTCGTCCAAAGATTCAGCCTTCTTCTGCTCCTCCAACAGTAAATTTATTTGGTCTTGTATGATAGCCTCTTTATCCATAATTTCTCTCCTTCCAAATAAAAAAGCGCCTACCGAAGTAAGCGCTTTCTATTAAGTTCTAACTAACTTTATGATACTATTTTAACTCATTTTTATAGTGGTTTTGTCGGATACATTTTTAATTTTTTTACATCGCCTCTGCTCTCATATCCAATAACCTTACATTACTATTTTAACTCTTGTTAAAGGGCATTTTGTCGGAAACTTTTTAAAATTTATTTCCTAACATCAGACCAAGCTTATACCCCTGATCATAACAACGCCGGCTGGACTTATCCATAAACCGAACTACCTTCGACGACGATTCACGTTCTTTCTTTATCTCATATGCTATGGCTGCTACTTCTTCAAGCTGCGCCGGAGACAATTTGTTCAACAGCTCCCTAAATGATTTCCGCACTTTATTCATTATTTACACCGCCTTTGATTTGTTCTTTTACTTCTTTTCTATCAGCGGTGGAGATCTCGCTTTTTGTCTCTGTCATTTTATCACTATCTTCATTTATATATTTTCTTGCAAATTCTTCTTGAGATGTGCTTCTTACAACTTCGACAAATTTCTCCAATGCCCTTTTTTCTTCGTCAGGACACGACGACCTGTTTCCGTTCATGGTATATCCTCCTTGATATACCAGCCGAAAACTGCTATACTATTGTTATCAGCTTCGGCTGGTGGTTGAAACACTCGCTAACTTTTCCACGAGCAGGCGGGTGTTTCTTATTTTATATTACGCTCCTACTTTTTTATTATCAATAATACTTTGGATTACTGGAATTACCTTCCTATAATATCTAAATGTTTCTACCTGTTTTTGACAATGACGTGATTTGTCATAAAAATATTTGCCATATTCGGCAGTTTTTAAATTATGCTGGTTAGCAATCCTGCCAACCATATTACCACTGATTCCAAGTTCTCTGCCGACCTCATCAGCAGATAAAGTATTTTCGTTTATAGACTGCATCGGTAGTAATGGTACGCCGCTCAAAACCTCTGCTGCTTTCTGCTGGCAGATATGCTTATATTCTAGCAGATCAGTCATTTGAGCAACTTTAAGGAATGTCGATGCAACTCTTGCACGGCTGTTATTTAAGCGAGCTTCTACTTCTTTGTCCTTCATATCCTGATTTACAGAATACGACCCAGTTTTGCGAATAGAAGGAATCACCTCAGCAACTACCCATTCCTGAAAAGCTTCAGCAGCTGGCAATTTTGAACGAAGGACTAATGAGTATAATCCAGCTTCGTCGATTAATGTTGTTTTAGTAACCACATTCCCATTTTGGGAATGTGGTATCATTTCTTGCTTCTTGTGACAATCTTTGACGTGTGCAATAACAGCCTTGCTTGGATTGCTGTACCCCAGCGCCTCTGCAACATCTTTACCTACAAACCAAGGCTCATTATTTCTTTCAATTACTCTAACTTTACCAAAAGCTTTGTTTTCAAAAATCTTCAGTTCATTTTTCATAAAAATATGCCTCCCATTTTATCTAGTCATCATATTTCCCAAACGAAAGCCAATTTCATAATTATCATATGAAGTTAATTTTACATCGCTAATTGCACGAATATTACTGAATATCTGTAACCCCAGCTCATTAAGAGTATTCGCAAAACAACGAGATTTTTCAGAAGTATTACAACGGTTATATAAATTTAATACCTCATGCAAAGCAATCAGCTTGCCTTCTAAATCCTTTATCTTCTTCTGCAGCTCTATATTCATAGGCGCATTAACAAGCATGGGTCTTTGTGGCTCACACGACGATTTCACCGGGAACAATTCAGCAGGTGTAAATTTTCGATTTCTCGCTTCGTATATCTTTCTAACTCCACTTTCGGTAAGTACTATTAAGGCAGCGATTGTAGACTTGATTTTATTCTCTCTGCGGTACTCGAATAAGTCATGTCCACGCAAGAAGTAAAAATCTACATTCTCTGTCATAAACCACGGTCTACGAATATAATTTTGAATCGACGACGCATCAACATTTAAAATCATAGCTACGTCTAACTTAGTTAACACCGGTACGCCTTTCCAGTATTTTACCGTAGGCTTATAAGGTTTCTCAATAAGTGTTTGCTGCAAAGGCTTTTTGCTTAGCTGTGCTTCCATTTCGTGAAAACGGTTGATATAAGACGCGGTAAACGACGATCCTTTGCGACCGGTTTGCTTATGAGCTAAAAACTCACAGCCTTTCTTGGTTATTTGATAGATTCTCAACCTACGACCAACCTTATCTTTATAGGTCGATTCTTGGAAAAATTCATTGAAACCAATTTTGGATTCAATGAAATACTTTGTGTAAGTATCAATATCTCTCAACAAGTGAGCGTGATTCTTGCCTAGCATAATTGCTACTTCACGACTATCTAAGGTTAAACTTTTGATGTTATTCATATATCCTTGCTCCTATTCATTCCCACAGGAGTATGATATAATAAATTTATCAACTCTTGTGGTTGGTATTGAAACAGTCCCTTTGTGCTTGGTCGTGCTGGGGGCTGTTTCTTATTTTTTTTCTGAACCCAAAACTATTTCAATCCCTTTACGAATGACTTCAACTCTTGTTTGATTATGCGTTTTTGCATATTCTAATAGTCTGTCATTCATTTCAGATGTTATTCTTACTGTAACATCAATATTCTTAGGATTATCTAGTTTTGGCCTTCCTATCCTAGGGCTCACATCATTTCACCTCACTTTATGAACCTCGCTAATTAAATTATAATTTTTGAGTTTCAAAAAGTCAAGTGTTATTTTCAATAATTTATAAATGTGATATAATTGTGAAAAAGGAGTTACCTAAAATGATTATAATACTTTTAATAATTATTGCCTTCTTACTATGGAAAATATCTAATAAAGGAAATTCCACAAAAGATAATAAAGTGTTTTCTTATCCATATGCTAGACACACCCCCGTACGAGATTATATTACTGCTAGATTAAAACTTGCCTTTGAAAATTTAAATATATTAGATGGATATTATTCATTTTATGTACAAGCACTTTTAGGATTTGCACACACTCCATATGAAACCACTTTTTCCAATTCAGTTAATATTCGTTACAAAGAAGCAATGGAAAATGATATGCTTTTTTTATATGTATTACCATATTATCATTCTTTGATGTATGCATATGGATTTATTCATAATTTTATGAAACTTGAACATACCATGTTAACCGTATCTAGCAAAGAATTTTTAAACGATTACTGTAATGCAACTGGTTCTGACAAAAAAGCAGTAGAAGAATATTTAGATGCAAAGTACAGAGAATATTCTGATGTGCTAAATAATAACTGTGATTCTGATTTAGTAACAATAGAAGAATTAGAATCTTTATTCGCAAATAAATTAACATCTGATATAATGAATTTATATTTAAATGTTAATGATAAAAATTTTGAATTGCATTTAAGAGCATACATTTCGATCTTTAACGCTCAACATATGCCGAAAGCTTATAAACTAACTCACGAATTTTATCAAACAGCTATCCTAAAAAAATATAAAAATTAACATAATTTCTAAAATAGAATAGAAAGGAAATATATTGTGATATTTATTTTCGGAATTATATATATTATCTTTTCATTTGCATTATTAACCGCAATACATCCTAAATACACTTTATTTAAATTAATCCTATTGTTGGTTTTACCAATTTTATCTCTTCAATGGTTCCCATTTGGTTACGGATTAATAGTCTTTGCTTTATGTTTTTCAAAATTATTTGGTTATGATCCCCAACAACCTAAATATAATCAAAGTTTTTTTGTGCTTAAGCATGGCTATCTAGCCGATAATATTGGTTTCATAATTATGGCTATAGGGATAATTATGCTAATTATTGACTTCTTTTAAAATATTTAATTAATAATGCCCCCAATAATTCCTACTTATTAGGTATTAATTGGGGGCATTCATTTTATCGTTCTTTTTTGGGTCTGCGTCTATAAATATCTCCCCACTGAGGTTCCATATCATTTACAACAATATCATAAGCATTAAAAAATAACTTGTTAAACTGTGCGGGTACACCAGCAACAAGGCCACCAAGATTAGCTAAAGGTTCGACAGCTTCTTCTGGTTCGGCCTTTCCTTGAATCACTTTGCCTAATTTTGCACCAGTACGAAACATTTGGTCAAAACTCCCTTGCACAGCAGTCATCCTATAACCATATGTTCGCATTCCTACCATATAACTAACAAGAGCATTAGCAACTTGTCCAGCAGGTCCTAACAAACTCATAGGATATTGCAAAAGTTCTTTACTATATTTTACCCATTCGTCATCATCTTCCTCAAAAGGAGGCTCTAATGCAAAAGCTAAATTCAGCAGGCAAAACATAAAATACTTAGCTGCAGCAAAAGCAACTATTCGCTTAGATGCTTCAGCTTTTCTGCCGGCACTCCACTCACGGCCAAAAATTCCAAACTCTCTTTGCCACTGATTGAACTGCGTATTAAAAAAGCCCTGGAATGTTGTAAATAATTTCATAAGTGCGCTGCCACGCTGAATAGGCGCAACGTCTGTAATACGGCTACTGCCAAGCGTACGCCTAATAACAGTATCCGCAAACAACACGGCATCCTGCTCACTGGCGCCTGCATTGATTTTCTTTTGATATGCTTGAAGCCAAACCGGAATAGCGGAAATATTATCTGTTGCGACCAAAACATTTGTACCAAATTCCACTGTAATTTTTTCAACTGGATTTAGCTTTCTACCTTCATCTTTGATATCACGCATTGAAATATCGGGAACTGTAGAGCGTTCTTTCATAAAAGGTGATTTAGAATAGACAAGATCTCTAGTAGCTTTCCAGCCTTGTCCATTTTGCATATTCAAAAACAAATTTCCATAAGCAGCCATTACGTCCTTATAACCAAAGCCTTCAACAACATTGCCATATAACAATGGATTGCCTAAGTTTTGAACAGCAGTCTTGAAGTTAAGCATTATTGCTACATTGACTGTCTTTTGGCGAATCCAACTTAAACAATCACCCGCATCTCTTTCGCTTATAGAACTATAGCCTCCACTACCATAAGGTTGAGCCGTTTTCTTTAAGAATTCTTCAAATGCTTCAAAATTAGCAATACCTAATTTTTCTTTCAGCAAAGAGTACATTTCAGGATCGTTCATTATTTTACGGAAGCTTGTCGTCAACTCTCTATAACAGAGATCGTGTATATTATCCATAACAGCAGAATATTCGGCGCCTTTTCTTAAATCTAACGGATATACACTTTTATCGCGAGTTTTAGTTCCGCCAGTATTAGTATGCAAAGTTCTAATACTGTTTACCGAACGTTTATCGTTTGTTGCCGGTACAGCATCCAATGCCGCAGGATGACTGCCGCTATCAGAATATCTGACCAAAGGAACATATCCACCACGAAAAACAACTTTGGCACCATTGCGTAAAGTAAGTTCCGCAGGTAATGCATCAACACGTTCCGGAGAAAATCCGGTCATTCGTTTTACCATATCAGACGTTTCGTCCCAATGAGCATTGCAGGCATCAACAACCTTTTGCGCATAATTGATATCCGCTTCTGTTAAAACATTACCTAAAAATTCAAGCAAATTGCTTCTAGTTAGTTCAACATCACCTTCAACCCATAAATCAGAACCTCTAAAGAATTCTGTATATGTGCTTTTTTCTCTTACAGAACATAATTTATATGAGCTACTTTCTGTGCCCAAATACAAAAGCATTTTTATAAGATTATGTTTTGATACATTAGCGTTAAGTGCTTCGTAATAAATTTCTTTATCTGCTGCTTCCACAGCTTTTTTATCAGGCAGCCATTTTTTAGTAGCATCATCAATACGTTCCTTAAATTCCATTGTATATACAGCTTTTTTATTAGCTGCAATTTGTGCGCTTTCACCAAAGTGCTTACTGAAAAATCCATATTTCCAGCCGTCCATACGTTCAAAGAAATTGTCAGTATTAGTAAGACTTCGTAAAAGCCTTTGCTGTGGTTTGACATTTTCTTTAGAATTAATACCAGATTGCCATTTAGTTTTCAATTTTAACAGATTTTCAATCGCCTGATCTTTGAACTCTTTATAATCTAATACCTTTCCATACCAGGTTATATATTTTTCCTGTTTAGAAATTGCTTTAATATTTTTTAATGCATTTATTACATCTTCAAAGCGGTCAAAAGTCAACGTTTGCATCGGAGAAATAAAAGTTCTATTTTCATCAAGCAACCAATCAGCAATGGAAACATTGTCATATTCATTCTGCATTGCTGCAGCATATTCAGCTAATGATTGTGTTCTAAATTCCGGATTATACTCTTTATGATTCAACCCCATCCGTTCCATAAGTGCCGCAGCTTGCACAAAATGTTTTTCATCTACCCATGTATCCTTTTTAGCTTTCATCTGCCGCTTAAGATATTTTTTGTATTGTTCGATTTTTGCACGCATATTAAGGCTTTCCTGAACCATAGCGTGATTAAGTGCTTGTAATCTTTTATATTTTAGCGCTGAATCATAATCATTCTTTTTGGCGGCATCAATCGCTTTAGCAGCAGCACGACGTTCTGCTGATATATACTTACTGGTACGAACAGCATCAGCAACTACCATATTACTCAGCTCAGTTTTAGCAGCTAATTTTGCCTGCTGACGACGTGCTCTAGCCAGTGCTAATGCTTGTTCTGCACTACGCTGTTGAGCCAGAATCCCAGCTGCAGCATCCTCTATAATTTGCTGTTCCACACCAATTACCAGTCCGCTATCATCAGTATAAAATGCTTCTCGTGCAGCTTGTTCTGCTAATCTGCGTTCTTTATAAATATCCGGGAATTTAGCCTGTACCATCTCATCCGCATATAAAGTAATAGCCTGTTGTAATGCCGGCTCACTTAATAATTTTGATGAAAGTTCATCTCCAGAAGTAAACCCACTAGCTTCAGATATCATATCAAATTTAACAATATCCAATTCTTCTTTTTCACTGAGCGGTTTTGATTCTATATCCATAGCTCTAGATAAAAGTTTTCTATAATATTCTGCAACAGCTTTGCCTGTTTTATATTTTGGGAAATCTTCTAATAACATATTTTCTGCTGCATAAATTGGCTGTTGTTCCAACTCTTGACGTATCGCAGGTAATATTTCTGCTCGATATTCTTCAATTTGCATCTTACGTTGATCAGTAAAATTTTCAAGGCTCTGCTTTGTCAGAAGGTTTACTGCTTTGTCATGCGCTTTAACTATAACATTCTGCAGTCTGCGTTTTGAAGCTTCCGAAAGGTTATCTGTAATTACCGAAGGCAGCTTAGCAAAATATCCGTCAACACGCTCCATAATATTAATATCTTCTTGGCTGGCAATCATCCTATCAAATACTTCTTGCACTTCCTGTGTTATAGGCACAGCATATTCATTTGCAGAAACAAAGTCTTTAATTGTTTTATAGGTTTCAAGCAACCACTTTTGAAACCTAGACAAAGGCCCCTGCATTTCTTTAGATGGAGATTTTCCAAGCATAATATATTGCTCTGCAGCAGTTGCCCAGCGCTCATGAGCAGCAGTTTTACGTTTCTGTTGTTCTTCTGTTAATTCTTCAAACGGTTTATTTAACTGATTCCATTCCAATTCAGTCAATTCAGCATAATCAAGCATAGTCTGACGGTCTTTTTTCATCTGCTCTGTAGCATTAGGGAGTGCCCCTTCACGCATGAGGTTCTCAATAAAATAATGGCCAACAGCTTCATGAATAACAGTACTCATATCAGCCCCTTCAAACAGGCTGATAATTGCTTTGCCTTCTTCGTCCCAGGTGATAGCGCCTTTAGTTTTCCCTTCGGCCTGGTAGTATCCCTGCATTTCTTCTCGTCTCTTGCGAAGTGCATTTTCATCTGGTATACTATTATTAAGAAAACCGTCAAGGTCGGTGCCTTTGATAGCGGAATCGCTGCTATCAGACTGTAACCACTTGGCGGTTTTTTCTTTATTTACATATGCAACTCTGCCTTTTTTGATATTATGCTCAATAAACCAATTATAATTTGTGCCATTAGCACCGCCTTTACCATAAGCGCTGTTAATGGCATTTACTTTATAACGGTCACGGCTTACATCAAGATCAAGTGGAACAATGATAGTAGAGCCTTGCGCATCTTTCAAATCCAGCACTACCACCTTCCGCCCTGAATAAGAATCTAATACCATTATAGGATCAGCAAATGCCCTTGGTAATTGTTTCAAAAGGTCCGGTGTCATACCATCAAAGTGTTTTTCAAAAATATGGTTGATCCTGCCACCGTCAATAGTTACAGGCAAAATTTTACCGCCTGCAATGTTTATCGCAAGCGGCGTAGTCATTACCTTATATGGTTTCGTTTCGTTCAACGTACCGGCTTTATATTCATCTACGATACCAGAAAAGTTATTTTCATCCTCAAGCAATTTTTCGTTAGCGCTTTTAGTTTGCATATATCGCCCATTAGGAGTGCTGACAACTCGTTTGAAGCTTACAGGTTTATCCCTGAAATACTGCATAGGGTCATCAGGATTAGCAATATTAGCACGACTGCTTAATAAAGCTACTGTATCTAATGCTTCCTGTTTGGTTGCTCCTGCACTTAATAATTCTTGAATACGCGTATCTTTCCATACTCTAAATTCTTCATCATTAATATCTAAACGCTGATATTCCTTTTGCAATTCTTTTTGCATTTTTTCCTTACTTATAGAATATCCATTATCTTCAAAAATAATGCTATCTTTAACAGCAGAATAAAAATCGGGCTTCTGTGCAGCCATTACTTCAAAATTTCCCTGCATAATGTCAATATCAAGGCCTTCTTGAGCAGCACGTTCGATATTATTAGCTTCAACGCCCAAATATGACGCTATTTCATCAATATTCTGAGTTTGAGCGTACTGATATAAGGCTTCGGCATCTATAGATATTTTACTTCCCTGCAAATTAGAATTGATAACACTAGCAGCATAAGCAGGTTCCGCTCCGCTTTTTTTTACATTATCTATTCTTTCTTCAAGTGTATTAAGCTGTTCTTTATGAACATTACGATCTAGTGCTACTCTAATAGTAGACGCGCCGCCACCTAAAATACCACCAATTAATCCAGCATACAAAGCATTTTTCGTATATGTCCCAACATTCTTATCAAATTCTGCGGCTAATTCCTGAATACTTTTACCTTCATTTTTAGCGATCATATTCGTAATTTCTTCCGGATACTGTTGAATACCTTCAGTAAAAGCTTCCGTTAATGCGCTTTCACCTATTTGTTTTAATTTTTTACCTAATGTGCTTCCCGCCGGAACTCTGTTTAGCAGTTTCCCCAAAGATAATCTTTCTAAAGGAGTTTGTAGTATTGCATTTGCAATACTTGCCTGAGCCGCTCTCTTAGTGTCGACACCTTCTTCTTTTAGATCCAAGTATTGATTTCCTGCAATCTGAGCGCCTATTAACGCTGTACTAGCAACGCCACCTGTAAAAACCGTTGCAAACACATTGGTAGCAAGTTGCCCGGCTCCCTGTACTAAGTCTAATCTAAATTGTTCTGCAACAGTATCTCCTTTTACATTAAATGGCTGCAGATGTTCAGACTTTAAGGCTTCGTCAATGATTGCTACTCCCTCTGTCATTGGCTGATAATTAGGTTCTCGTTCTCTTCTTGTGGCAATATTATAATCTCTGGCCATTGCTAAAGTGCCTAAAACACTGCGTTCTAATAAATTGATAGACCCATTGTATAAAGCATTTAAATCTTTCCATTCTCTATCTTTCACATACTGTTGGTCAAGAAAGTCAAAATGCCTCTGTTCTATAGAGAGTTTTTTAGGTTCGTGAATAGCATTATAAGTCAAAGGATTATATCTTGATTCAAACTCAGACTGTAACATTCTCATTTTTTCAGGATCCATATTTATCACCTCGTTATTGTATATAACCTTGCTGCATTCATAATTTCTGTTGTACCATTAGACAATCTTACAGAATATAAATCTTCACCAATTTCTGTGACACTTTCTATTCCACTACGTTTATAATCAGCCAAACTTAATTCAACCGTTTCATTCCTATTTAAAAAAGTCCCCCTAGTTTCCATATATCCTACTGGCTGCTTAGTTATAAATTCTTTGCCTTTTTCAATTACTTGATATAACGGCGGAGTAACTCCTGTTTTTTGTTCCTCACTTATAATCCACTCTTGCAATAAAGCTTTCGCACCTATCCAAGCTGCTTCTTTTGCAGGATTTTCCTCAATATCGCCAACAATTTGATATTTTATATCATTGTTCCAATCATAAGCAAACTCCCCTTTTCCTTCTTTATATTTATCATATGTTTTGTTAGCCTCATAAATTTGATCAGCATTTAATCCTTGTTCTTTTGCAAATTCAAGATACTCCTCACGTGTAGCAAATGCATGATCACCTAGCATATCATTTACTCTTTTTACTGTTGTAGATGATGCTTTATTGCTACCTTTTTTACCATTAGCACCGTAAAAATAATCTGCTGCAGATATCATTTTCTTGCCAGTTTCAATATCTAAACCAGCAGTAGATTTAATCCAATCAATTGCCGCTTCATAAGAAACCCCTTGTTGCTGCATCCCATAAATATCACCAACAATCTTTCTATATAAAAGATCATTATACTTCTTCTGACGTTCCTCTTGATCTTTAATTATATTTTTATATATTTTGGAAACTGTTTGACCCTCTTCAAAACTCATTTTAGGGCTTTCTGTACCCATTCTGCCTAATATACTATCTGCATATTCATTAATGGACGGTTCATCACCATTGCCTTGTTTCCTATTCAAAGCCTCCTCGCTGTAGCTTAAAGCACCTTCTCCAGCATACCAAGCAATAGCAGCACCTCTCGGCCCATATTTATCCCAATACTGCTTTAATTTAAATCTAGCTACCTTTTCTTGATTTTCAGGCGTCATTTTAGCATTATCTTGCAATCCTGCCTCTTTACTCCAAGCAGGCCAATTTTCAGGCATTATTTGATATTTACCACTTGCACCTGTACGTGCATTTACAGCGTCATAATTCCCGCCACTTTCTTGACCGGATATAGCATTCACAAAACTATCAAAACTAGATGTTCCGTTCTTCATACTTTCTAGCGCAGCCATCGCAGCATCGCTATCATTTCCATATTGTTGATAAAGTTGCTGAGCTATTTTATAACTATTTTCGAGTTGCTCTTTCTGATTAATTATATAATTGAAAGAATTACGCTGATCAGGTGTCAAAACATCATTAAAATATCGCACAAGTCTTTTGCTTTCTGTGTAGTCCTGGTTAACTATAGCCTGTTTAATTACTGCTGTACCCAGTCTACCAAGCGCTTTGTTAGTTTCCAATTCAACACGTTCTTCACCATATGTTCCAAATATATCTTCAACACTAAAGATTGTTTTGTTAACAGCATCTTTCAAAGCTTGAGGATCATTTGGATTTTGCATTAGCGTTGTCGTAATCTGATTTTGATTGTTTTCATAAGTAGTATTCTGCCAGGCTTCAAACTGCTGCGCTCTGTATTGCCCCAAAACTCTGCGATTAGCATTATCAGTTTGCTGGGTGCTGTAATCAAATAACATAGCACCTTTGCCGTACTTTACGCTTTGAGGACTTTGAGCCATAAGCTCGCTGCGGATCTTTCTTTCACCAGCTTCATACTCACCGACAATGTCAAGAGCGCCTTTTTCTTTTTTCTGCATCAACTGCATTCTTAGATCGTTAGTACGTTTTACATACTCATTATTAGCCTGCAGAACGTCGGTTCTTATGATCTGCTCTCTTACCTGCTCAACACCGGCCTGAATAATTCTACCAGTCTGGGATGATTCTCTTGCAACAGCCTGCTGCCCACTGTTATCATAGCGGACATTAGATACTTTACTTGCCGGTGCTCCTAACTGCGCACCTACTTGAAAAATGTCGATTGCCATATTCTAGCCTCCTTTTGGGTATAGAAAAAGCGCTTTAACAAATTGTTAAGCGCTTAAAGGTGTGTTATAATGATGTCCGAGATAGTTTAACTATGTTGGCTTATCAGTCCGTAACTGATTGGTGGTGATCCTATGAGCATATATCAAGCATTATCCCTAATGATAGCGTTTGGTATTCTCGTGGCTACCATTATTCTTGCTGTAAAATAGCAAGAAAATAAGCCCAACGTAAGGTCGCGGGCTCGTTTTCAATCACATTCTTGTTACGAGATGAGCTAACGCTACCACACGTTAAACTATCTCTTTTCACATTTTACAATTATGAGGGAGAGCCAGCGTGCGACCACTGACTATCTCTTTTCGTTTATTATATAATACATTTCGTACTAATGCAAGTACAGTCCGTATTACTTAACTATGCTCTCTTCATCAACTCACTTTAACGGGAAGTAAGTTTTTGGCTCCATCGGGAAATAACTGTAATTGCCTTGCCTATAGCCAGTTCCACTACTGTTGAATTGATATGTAGCACCTGTTGTTACACTAGGAGTTGAAGAACTGGAGGAAGCACCTTGCTTTCCTGCGCTCTTAGGACTGTATAAACTACCTGCAAGGGATAACCCACTCATAAGCATATTATTCATAAGTGCACGCTTACCGGCTTTACGGTAATTGCGTGCATTTTGATTATAGATATCACGTTGATTAACAAGGTCAGTAGACTGCTGAAAAATATTCTCAACGCCTTGCCTTGAGTTATAGCGTTCGATAGCAAGCTCTGTTTCCATATTATACGCACTGTCAGCTAAAGCGTTTGCCGCACTGCCTGAAGCTGTTATACCGGAAGCGCCTATATTAGCCCTCTGCTGGCTTAACATAGCGTTCATACGACGGCGTTTGTTTTCTTCGTTGATAGTATTTGACTTAGACTGTTCTTCGGCCTGTGCCTGCAGTTTATCTGCGTTCTGATTCGCTATCTGAGCATTTACCTCTGCCTGTTGAGCGGCAGCGTTATATTGCTGCTGCTGCGCTCTGCCTGAAATAAAGCCACCCAAAAGAGTGGCTCCTATTGTTGCCGCTACGCCCATTATTCATCATCCTTTCTAAACTCAAAAAAGTGATGCGGCAGATTATAAACTCCATGCGGCGCTGGTTCATGTATTTCTGCGCCAAGCCATTTAAGCCAACGCATTATATTATCATTTCCAACATTGACCCAGTTATATAACCTGTCGTATCTCTTTAAAAGCCCTCTTACAGCCTTTTTAGTCTGCCTTCCGACAAATACCTTATGGTTCTCCGTTCCCTTCGTCATAAGCAGCCATACGCGACCCTCGTCGCTCATCATCGAAGCTTTTCTCACTCCATATACAGCAGCGGGTACGCCGTTGATATGCAGGCAGCCGATTTCATCACTGTGCTTCAATCCATCTAAAATATCATCAAGAGCGTTAGGACCAATAGCACAAAATAGTTCACTGTAATTATCTGGTTTAAGATTAGCCGCTATATACTCAGCATCTGCCATTGTGGGCTTTACAAATTCATACTTTGCCATAATACACCTTACCCTTCTATTTCCGGAATCAAAGATAATACAGTCATCGGCAGCGGATCAGGCTGTTTAATTATTATCTGCTGAGTTTCATCATAAGTAGCAGACTTGATCGTTACTTTAAATTTACCTGTTTGTAAACCAATCGGTTCCCCATAGGCTTCATTACTGCGCCATTTAAATTCATCTAATTCATTCTCCTTCATTCCAAATAATCCACCACGGCTATCTTTAAGTAATAATGTAACTGTAGCAATTCGTTTCTTCCGACTTAAATATGTGCCATCTTGAGCTGTAAAATCTATAGGCAGTGTTTTTATTTCCGCATCTATAGGCAGCCCTACATGGACCTTCTTGTATTTATTTCCAAGAAGAACCTTGCCGTTTTCTACAGTTTGCTGAGAAAGTACATTTCCATCTGCCAATATAGCCACAGTATAACCTTCTAAATGCTCAAGACCTGATATTTCATCGGTCGGCTCTCCTTCATAGGTTATCCCACTATCGACGAAAAACTGATCCTCTACATTAGTACTTTTATCACGGCTTTCCATTATTTCCACATAATACTGCCCGCCACGCTCAATTACTGCATATAACTTATCTTCTGTTGCTCCTCCAATATTACATACACTAACAAACTTCCCGCCTGCCGTGGTATGCTGGTGCCATGCGTAGATATCCTGTTCCTTTATGTAGGTAAGCCCTAACAGCAAACCATCATCACGCACACACCAAACAATACTGTTAGGTATCTGTTGATAGGTCATAGATATTATTTTATGCCCTTCAAACAAGTGCGAAGCCAATAAATTTAAATCATCACCGGTATATTTATCAACATCATAGCTGTAAGCAAGGTCACGTATGATATTGCCCTGGTGCTGCACATAAATAATCTTGCTACCGATAGTGACAGGATTAACATCTGACACACCCCTATATTCCTGCGGTTGACTTAAAACATTGCTTCCTGTAATAGCTTTGCCGCCGCCACTTACTTTAAATTCTCCACCGGCTGTTAACAGCAGCATTTCACCAAAAGCTATAATTGCCTTAATGCCATTCATTTGTCCACCGTTTAAAGTGGCCGTAATTCCATCATCATCGGCAGACGGTATGCTTGTTCCAAAGTTATAATAGTCTCCTGTTTTGCTTGTCCAGAATGTCTGCGGAAAGCCTTTGCTTCCCGCAAAGACTAACCTGTCTTCATAAAAGCCTGTTGCAGAAGGATACCCTTTTTCACCATTCCAAGCAGCAGAAGCAAAATCACGGGTTTCATCTGTAGAAGCCAACTGTTTTTTTACAGTCCCTTTCACTACTGTAGGACTGACATATTCAGTGATCAATACATGGCCCGTATAATCTCCGCCAATGCTTTGAATGGTTATATAACCTCTCTGCTTCTCATTTTCACCGCTCCAAACGCCTGTATTAAATTCAGTAGAAGTAACTCTGTAACTAGCAATACTTTCAGACGTGTTCTCCTCAGTCAAGCTATAATTCTGGCTTCTGTTCCCACTCTGTGTTCTTACATTTACCCATTGCAAAGAAACAGGATCATATTTTTCCAAACTAAAATTACCATCCCAAAAACCAAAACTTTCTACATAGACATTGGATTTCGGCAATACGCTAACCTGCAGATCTCCACCTGTACTAATTGGTGTCCCTTTTTTGTAATCTGTTTCTAAAAAGTGAGTTAGAGAAAAAAGACTCCCTTCATCACCCTTGGAAAAAATAGCCGAAGAAGCAGTCAGGGTTATGTCACCATACACCTCCGAAGCTTTTACTGTTGCATTATTGCCAATAGATAAAGTGTATGAAAGCCTAATCCAACCATCATTACCACTCATACCACTAACATTACCATAGCCACCATTGCCACCAAGAGCACCGGATCCATAACTTGTGCCATTACCACCATCATCAGCAGCAGTTGCACCTTTTCCGCCACCGCCACCCAATGCATTGATTCCTAAAGCACTGGAAGTCCCACCACTATTACCATTATCAGCACTACCAGCAATTCCAGTTTGTTTTCCTTGTCCACCTATACCTCCTGCACCAACTATTAAAGAAATTGGTTCAGAAGGTATTTCTAATATTTCTTTTGTTATAAAAGCACCTCTTCCACCTGTTCCACCACTAAATTTGGTTGAAAGATGTTCAGTTTTTCTTTCTATGCCACCTCCACCGCCGCCACCGCCTCCAGCCATTTCAATATTTATTGACAACGCCGAAGACGGTATTGTTATATTATATGCACCTGGTTTTCTCCATTCTAATACTTTAGTAATGATGCTATTATTATTATACCTAGTTTCATCAAACGGTCCGCCTGTAATATCCATTGCCTCAAAGCGCCAATCTAAATTGCCATATCTTGTAAGTGTCATCGGCGCATGTGCCGGATGAACAATGAAAAGCACGTCAGCACTCTGTGTATATTTTATTTTTGCAGCATCTTCTAAATCTTTATCAGCAAAAAAGTTTTCTATGCTATATGGTGTGCCATCTTCTTTAACAACAATACCACCATCTGTATAAAACTGGCATCTGCCAGCAGTAATTTCAACAATATAATTTTGATCTGTGCTGTACATAAATGGTATTAGCACAGCCTTTTTATTATTATAAGTCTGCGCTATGAACTTAAAGCCTGGTCTATTAGCAGCGCCACCATAACGCAGAACGAAAAAATTTCTTAAAACAGCAGCCCCGCTGTCATATTTAGCAATATCAGTACGTCCATACATAGACGGTGACAATTCACCGCCGGCAAAACTTGATTTTAATTGATAGAGTGCCATAATTATGCCCCCGTAAATCTTGCTGCCGCTAATCTGTCAATGTGCGGATCCAGCAAATGTTCTTCATCAGCGTCAGTAGAACTGGCTTCTGCAAAATAAGCGTTATAAGCCTGGATACACATCTGCGTTAAATCCAATTTGCCAGTCAACGCATAAGCAATTTCTGCAGCGAGCTTCCATCCAAATGCTTCTACAAATTGAGCATCATATAAATCTGCGTCGGTAACATCTACAGTATATTCAATCCAGGCATTGCCGATATTAGTATAAATAGCTTTTCCCTGTTTATCCGAAACGATTTTATATTGGTTATCCCTCGGCAGACCACAAAAATGCTCGTTATACATCATTCTCAGGCATACTGCATCAGCAGGATAACGATATGCATACTTCCAGTTAGGAGGCACATCTTGAAGAGCAGCTAACTGTACACTTCTTGTAGCAAATGTCCAGGGGAATTTCCTTAACACGGCCTGTCTAACATAGTCATAGCAGCGACGGCATACTCGTGCCGGCTCGCTGGCTTCGTCAAGTCGTTCTATTGTAGCTACGCCTATATGATTAAGTGCAATATTACAAATCTCAACCTTATCCATAATTTCACCTCTGTTATAAAGAAAGCCGGGGACATATGCCCCCGGCTGATTTAATCTTGCGCCAGTGCCACTAATTCATTAATAATAGCTTCCCTGGATTTCTGACTTGTTTTTATTCCCTGTTCTTTGGCCAATTCTTTTAAATCATTAAAGTTCATTGCTTCATATTGGAGATAACGCGGATCGTCATTGCCGGAAGATACTGCTGCTGGTCTATTAAGTTTCACAAAATGTTCAGGAACCTTAATATTATCTGCAAGCGTTACAATATCATCACGCCTATACATACGACCCAAAGTAAAACAATTACGCTTTACTTTGTAAGTAGCCATTATAAAGTTACCTGGATGCCGTCAGTCATATAAGCAAAGACCTTGCCGCCCACAGCCTCACTAGCTGTGTAAACCAATCTAATATAACGATTACCATATTTGATTGGAGAAAAGAATTGTGCCACAGTACAAGCCCTTGTTTGAATCAGAGAATCAGGTACACTTACCTCAACCTCATCAGCAGGACTATCAAACCCCTCAGTTGCAGCAGATTGTACTTTAACCTTAGTAATCTTGCCGGAAGTCATTGGTGTGGTCAGTTTTACGTCAAAGTACAGCGGATGCATAAACCCGCCTGTACTTCCTAAATCAATAACATTGCTGTTTGCGCTTGCGCCGGTAACGGCCTGATTCTCAGACAGCAATAATTGAGCATCAATACGTGCCATTTTATATTCCTCCTTTTTAAACAAGCTGAGATTCAGTATTCAGAATAGCTGCGCAACGCTGGAACGGAACGCCCCAGAAATTAACAACAGGTTTTCCTTCAACTGTATCAATAGACAGCATAGTATTTTTGTCATTACGTGCAGCCTTGGCCATAAAAGCCTCAAACTGTTTATTACAGAAGATCTGCAAATTAACATTATCAGGATTTTCAATCTGATAATAACCCTCGATCAATTTGTCGAAGATTGTAGTAGTAGCAGGATCTTTTAAATCAACATTGGCCAAACGCACAACATAACGAGGATCTTTAACTGCAAGGCCCATGGACCAATTATATTTATTGGTATGAGCAAAGAATACCTCGCCTTTATCATTTGTTACTTTTTGTTTACCCAAATACTCATGAGTAAAGCCTGCGGTGTCGCCTTCTGGGAACAAGCCGTATACCTGCTGCTCTCCGAAGCCTACAAACCATACAGAAGTCAGATTATCACCTGTGCCGCCGCAATCAATGATTTGGTCTGCCCAAATATCTTCCTGATTGGTCTTACTGTAAAAATAAGCGCCTAAACCGGTGAATCCTGCAGGATTGATTTTCTCATCGCCATAGAAAAGCGTAGTCGCCATTTCTTGGTTCATTGCTTCAAGAAAGGCAGCATTCTCGCTCATCATCCAAGAAGCCTGCATATTATTCTTTCGTGCAAGTTTTTCGTCGATTTCAGCCAGCGCTTCCATCTCGCCGCAAGTAAAAGATACTTGCTTAGTTTTAGACTTGCTCGGCTTAGTCCCGCGGTTAATCATTCTCCACGCTACTTCCGGCAGAGAATAACGCAATGTAGCTTCCTCATAATCCTTAGAGTTACACATTTTGAACGGCATAATTTTTAAAATCTTATTTGTTTTGCTTTGCAGTTCAATAATTCTTTGATACTTTTTGTCGAACCCTTGACGAGACGCAAAGTCTTGAAGGGTTGCGAAACCTGTCAAATCTGGCATTATTTACCACTCCTTAATATTTTTATTTGAACCCGCCGCCGGGGAAAAACAACTCGGCGTCGCCCAGTTCCTTAGATTTAGGTGCTTGCCCATCAGGCGGTTGGTCTTCCATAAGCAAGCCTCCAATGTTTTGCAGCATTTTTTGTATTGCCGGATGATTGGCTACACCTGTATTTACAAGTACCTGCATAGCCTCACCACCGCCAAAAGTATTAACAGCTAATTTAGCAGCAGCAATGTTCTCACGAGAAATAAGCCCCTGCTTTTGGCATTCAGCAGTCCAACCGTCTACAATTTCCTCCTGCTTATGCATAACGTCTAAAACTACTTTGCTATGCAAATCAATCAGCTTAGTAGCCTGCTCCTGAGTAAGCTTTGCGTCTTTAGCAATCGCTGTAAAATCAGCTTCCAGTTCTGGCGAAAGTTCCAGCCCTTCCTGTAGGTTGAATTCATATTTATCAGGAACAACAGGCTCTTGCACAGGATCATCAAATACATTTTTAGGTGTAGTTACAGGATCACCGTCACCTGCAGGCGTTGGCTCTCCACTCGGCTCCCCTTCAGGAGCAGGTTCTGTTACAAGCGGGTCACCGGAAGGAGCAGGTTCACCGCCTCCACCAGCACCATCTGCTTCAAAAAATATTTGTGTAAACTTATCCATATCTTACCTCCGCTATGTCGTTATCTACTTTAAAAAGGTCATCATCTTCTAAATCAGGAGGGTGTCTAGCGCTCTCTGCTTCATTACGCATCAGCATCTCTAAAGAATGCCCATCGTTCAGCATCCGGATATTCTTTAACAAATCAACGCCTACAGCACGTTTACCTGATAAGAAAGCATTAAAGTATGGCTCAGCTGAAAAAACCGCTGTTTCGACCTCTGTGCTTTCCAAAATGGCATAAATAAAACGCCGTCCGTTCTCGGTCCGCATAATAACGTCCAAGTCGTCCAGCGCTTGTTGTGCAAGCATATTCATTTTTTTGTTTTTCATTAAATCCCGCCTCCCAGCAATTGATCTAATGCATTACCACCATTAGCAGGGGTTTCACTCATCAACCTAGCCGCATCAGCATAATCTCTAACAGCAGGCGCAGCAGCAGCCATCTGTTCAGCTTGCATTTGTTCCTGCTGTGCCTGAGCACGTTGTTTGCGAAGTTCAGCTACTTCGTTTTCATCACGTACTATCTTTTCTTTGACACCGGTAGATTCTGCGAAACCTCGTACAGCTTCATCAAGATTGATGATATCAAGCACTTCAGGCTGAGCAGCAGCAAGATTACCAACAAATCCAACCGTACGCTCAATAGCAGGTATTTCAACCATTTTCTGGGCTTGAGCCAAGATAGAAATGAAGGATACTTTTAATTCGCTTTTGTCAATTTCCTCCGGCATAGGCGGAAACAACCCATGTCTCAAACAAATATCAAAAGTGCGAAGCGTCATAGGTTCTAAAACCTCATTGTGCATTTGCTCAAGTACCGGGGACAACATCAGGAGCTTTTCTTCATGCCGCTCTGCAATCTCACGCGCAGTCATTTGAGGTCCGTCCTGAGATGTAATCATCATAAACAAATCATTATAGAACGTTTCAGCTATCGACCGCCGTTTCTCCTCAGACAATGCTCCTATGCCTTCATAGGCCTTTGCTCTTGGGTCTACAAGTGGATAAGCCTGCTGTACAGTTCCATCAGGATAAAAATTTAGTCCTCCTGGCATTCTGTCAAGCTTCTTCATTGAAGCAGGAAATGCCATCGCCGGATCTGCAGCATTATCAATAGCCCTAAGTTTATTCTTCTCAATCTTCTGCAACTGCATACAATCGCCCAAAGCGTTATGTCCAGGTCCAGAGCCATATACACCATTTGCAATCAAGGTCCAGCGCGGCATGAGGAACGGGCATTCCCTAAACCCTGATATCTTCAAGAATTTGTCATTAGCACCTTTTTCATAGTGATATGAGCGCCAGGGGAAATTGCCTAAAGCCAATTTGTTAGGATCATAATCATCATTACGCTCTATAAGCATTTCAATATCAAAGTATGTTGTGATATTTCCGTTATTATAAGCAGATTTCACGCTTTCCGATACGTTATCAATACCATATTCTTTAACGATTTGTTCTGCGCTTAACCTGAAGCGTCTAGCGAACGTATAAACTCTCCCCCTTGCATCTACACCACCAGCATATTCACCGCAGGTGTACGGCCGCATCCATATGCCATAATTGTAGTCTTCCAGCATCAGAGAAGCCCCTGTACCAAATTGAGCCATTTCAGCCTCAATCTGCTGCAGCATATTATAAGCATTACTCTTAGAATAAATGCTGCTCATAATCTCCTGGCAATCATCTAACCACATCCTTACAGCGTGGTAATTAGCTTTTTCTTCATCTTGCAGACTAAGCTCAAACCAAGGCCTTGACGGTGATGTCAACCCACTGTGGATACCAGCTGCACATTTACCAACTGCTTTTTGGGGATGTGGGTCTATAAGGTATTCGTCACGTCTATGCCCTTCTGTGCTTTGGATATCTTCTTCAAACCTGCCCCTTGTCGGATTTATATACCGGCTAAGCATCCTCCACGTTGGCTCATATTGGCTGCGCAATGTATAAAGCTGGGAGATAGTATGTTGTTTTCGTGTTAATTTATCGCTGTCACGCAGCATATCTTTGATATCCATAATCATTCTCCCAACAACATTTTCTTGACACTATCAGAGGTAAGCTGCCCACCAGTCTTATTGGTATAGCTTCTGCCACGAGCTTTAGAGAGTTTTTGAAGCAGGCTTTGTCTCTCTCCCTCTGTCGCACTATCAATAGTAGCCGCTGCTGTACTGCCAGGTGCGCTTTGTTTTATAGGCTCAACACTGCCACCTCCACCGCCGCCACCGTGTAACTGCATCATAATCTTATGCATAGTCTCACCTCCCTTCACATACCGGCAAACGGATCATACGACTGCTGCCTATTATTCCCCAAATAACATTCTTTTTTAATTACAGGGTAGGCAAAAGTTAAGGCCAATGCATCCGCTCTATTAGGAGATGGTTGACCTCTTTTCTTCATATCATCCTTAGATTCAAGCTGTATTTGTCCTTTTAAATTAACACCAGCTTCAGGTCCTATCAAATCATTAGTTAAAATTTCATCATCTTCAATTACACCACCATTAATTAACCACTCTTTCATATTTCCCCACATCTCAGCCCGTTTATTAGCATAACCCAAATCAGAAGATTTTCCACCAAATGCAATAAGATTCCAAGATCTGCCCATTGTTTCGCCCGCACTCCATATACCTGTTCCATATCCTTGGTCTATGAATACAGCATCAGCATTATATTCGTCCTCAAATCTAGCAATAATACCTGCTGTAACAATATCGTTATCATTCTTTAAACAAGTATATAATCGTTTACTATAGAGGCCTTGCCTCAAGTAAACTACCAACTCATCAGGTCCAGTCCATGCTGGATCGCACCCAATAATAGTAGGCGCAAAGTTAAACTGTTCTTTCCTAATATTTCTGTTCTTAGCTTCTTCAACAATTTTTAAGCTAATAAATTGTAAATCACTTGCATTAGGAAATTCACCAAGAACACGAACTCGATATACATCACTGTCTCGTCCATATTCATTTGCAATACTTTCTATATACTGTTTTGAAACTCTTGGACTTTCTTCGCCATTAAATGTAAGTTTTTCCCAAAAGTGGCGGTTTATATTGTGGCTATTGTAAAAATAACCAGTTACTCTTGTAGGATTACTCGCCATTGCTACTCTTGCATTTTCTGCCGACAAAGCACTTCCTGCTGTTACAAAGACCTCTTCAAACACGCCCGACGCCTCGTCTACCAAAAACAAAATATTATCAGCGTGTATACCTTGCAATGCCTCTGGTCTATCCTTGCTTGCTGTTCTTGCCATAGCAAAGCTCCCTGTCTCACAAGTAAAATGGTCATTAGTCCATTCAAATAAATCATGCAGTTGCACTGGCATAGCATTCCACCACATTTTTAGCTCTGCCCATAAAGCATCTTTAAGTTGTGCGCTTGTGGGAGCTGTAACAGGAATCTTAGCTTTTGCGAAGCACGTTAAAAACCAAGGAATAATCCAAGCAAAACAAGTAGTCTTTCCTGTACCATGTCCAGACTTAACACTAACCTTAGCTCCCGGCTTAGCTATTGCCTGTAGAAATTCCTTTTGTTGATCTGTTGGCTCAACTCTCCATACTTCTTTCACAAAACGAGCAGGATCTTTTCGCCATTGTGGGATTTTCTTTTTCAAAAATTCGGCGTCTTGTTGACTAAGCATCATCTATTTCCTCAATAATTGCCGCAAGGCTTTTCTTTATTTCGACCTCATGCTTTTGTATGTATAGACCATCCATTTTATTTAAAGTATCTATTGCCCTTATCCTTGCATTTGGATCAGGTTCTTCTGTGGCGATCTTTGTTAGTAATTCCTGTCGCTGATTTATATCCATTATGTTTTTCTTGTCTTTCCTTGCGGCAAGTTCTTTCAGTCGAGCTTTAATATTAGCCTTTCTTAGCTTTCTTGACGCTGTTACTCCTGCAGAATTCTTGCTATATCCAGCTTCTATAGCTGCTGCAGTTGCATTCGCTGTTTTGGCAAAAGAAAGACAAAATCTTTCTTCCTTCTCTGTTAATGTTCTTTCTTTTGTCATATACTCACCACCTTTGCAAATAAAAAAGCACCTAACCGAAGTTAAGTGCTTTAGTATTAAGTTATTCGATAGTCATTGTTCCTAACTTTTCTCTTAAAGTGTTATTAACTATATCGCTCTTTGATACGATTTCGTCTAATTTAGAAGTAATATCCTTTAATCTTCTCTCTAGTCCGTTTGGAGCGAGACCAGCTTCTTTACAGACAGTACCACCACTATTAGGATTGCCCAATATGAACAACTGTGTATTCTCAACACTTGAATTTAATATCCTAGTAAGACGTTCAATATTTTCTATTTGTTTTTCCAGCGAACCCTTTTTTACATTACATGCTACATCCCAATCACAATTCGGAGTTTCCATACAAATATCGTTCATCATCGCACCTCTTATTCTATATACTAAATTTTGATATATATCACCGTGTTTTATCGGTTTTTTAACGCCGAATGATTTATGTAGATTAAATTGGCGGAAGGCACAGGACTTGAACCTGCAAGCCGATTGCTCGACTGACGCCTTAGCAGGGCGCTGCGTTACCGATTACGCCAACCTTCCGTATGGCGGAGCAGGTAGGATTCGAACCCACACAGCGTATCCCTACGCCCTATCAGTTTTCAAGACTGCTCTCTTAGCCATTTGAGTACTGCTCCATTAATGCCGCTGTATTACCCCAACGGCAGGGCAGTGTCCAAGCGCTAAGCTTGAACGTTTCACCTTTGCAGGTTATCCCGTTACTGGGTTTACTTGCGACATTTTATACACTATCAGTGCGACTGCTGCAAGCCGCGTTTGAGTACCATTGAAGATTACACTACTCTCAAACCTACTCTCAAACCCAAGCTTGTTGTAAACCTACTTACTTATAATACTATTTTAACTCATCAGAACAGGTAATTTGTCGGAAACTTTTTTTTATTTTATCAAACCTTTTTTCAATGCCAAACCAACAGCATCTCGGAGAAACTCCTTACGAAATTCATAACAGGTATCTCTATTTACGCCGGTTAATTCTGCAATTATTTTCATCGGCTTCCTTTTTTCATATTTTTGATACATAACTTTACCAGTAAGCTGGTTCTCATGTATCTTATAGGTTTCTGCGACAACTTCAAGCCATAGCTCCGGGTTCATTATTATCGACTGATATGGTCCATATCCAAACGATATCATACGTACTGGCTCAATGTTTTTTAATGCTGCTGTTTCTGTTGGATTACTGATAAAAGCACGACCCCCACCGCCCGTATGCCCTTTCCTTGCAGTACGTTGCTCTTTTTCTTCATCAACAACTTTTTGTATTTGCTTACGATCCCAAAAGTACCGCTCTACATGCTTAATATACTGTTCTATTAGCATATCAGTCTCCTTCTCTATACTCCTTAATCATCACATATAGCTTGGCCGCAGTATTTACAATAATGAGCAGCATCATCTACTAATTTTCCGCACACAGGGCATTTCCAACCTACTGGTAAACCATCATCTGATAACAAGGGACTTAATTCTTGTGGTATCTGTTTTTGAGTAGCTGTCAATAAAGTTATATAAGCCTCTCTTTTCTTATTCATAGGCATTTTCCAAATGATTGGTTTTAATAAAGCTATTGATCTTTCTAACTTTAGTATGTTCATTCGGGTTCACCGTCCATAATAGCCCCGCAGTAAGGGCAAAATTTAGCGTTTTGACAATCATTCCAAAAATAATTGATTTTATAATTACATTCAGAACATTTCACTTTAAGAGTTTCCCCCGCCGTAACTATCCATGTTGCTTTTTTGTGGCTGCTGCAATCGCCAGCAGGCGCATTAATACACTTTTCTTGGTGTCCTTCCACCGTTGGGGCTTCGTCTATTAAATCAACAACAACCCACACGTCAGCATTTTCATACCACAAATCACAATCCATAACAGATTTTTTTAAGTTGTCAGCATCTATTAATCTCATAATCTATTCACCGCCCACACGTAAATAGCCATCAAAATTACGATCAACATAGCAATTAATACAGCTGATAAATTCGGTCCTATTTCATACATTTTCTTCACCGTCCCGTCTGTTCCATACTGCTGCAGCTTCTTCTTCTGTTGGCTGAAATCTCCCAACAGTTGCGTCACATTCTAGATTTGTACAGATCACATAATAATAAGGATTAATTGGCGTTCTTTCCATCTTAGCTTTGCTACCGCAGAACGGACAAGGTTTTAATTTAGTCATTTTTATTCACCGCTCCTTTAGTAGCTCAAATCATCATAGATATTGCCGATAACTTTTGCACAAGGTTTCCCACCATTGTTTAAATAATAAATGGCACCATAATCTTTAACTGGTTTGTCAATTTCCGCTAAGTAGAAAACTCCCTGTGCATAAGCTATCTGCATACATGGGGGTATCCAATCGTCCATACAGACGATATCGCCCTCAAATATTTTCTTGCCATTTTTGTCAACAAAGCCTGTATACTGCCCTGCGGTATTAGCGTCAATTTCATACATCGCCACCCCATCCGGTGTTATGTAAGGGTATCCCTGCTGTTCTGTATAAAAGCCGTAGCGCCATTCTTTATCATTTATTCCTTTACCTCTAAATAATATTTCACGCATTGTCCAGCACCCCGCTTTCAAGCCAATGTTTTATACCAGTTTCACATGGCATTTTTTACAGTTTTCGCCGCCTTTCTACATTCGTCACACAAATAGTCAAACTTTCCCAAAGTACCTTCCGGATACTCACTATCAACGTCTATACGCCTTCCGCACTTGCAGCACTCACAAAACCACCCGTTTTCAAAGTAGACCTTTAACGGAAGATTATTGATACTGCCGTATTCGTCCGCCCACGGTAATCGGCTAACGTTGGCATCTAAAAAATCAATATCCAATTCGCTAGCCCCTTCTCGTTTTGCTTGACCTCTTGTTTTTCCGTATACAATAACGGCGTATCCATCACCGTCACGCTCCTTACAGCAATACGCTTTCATCTACTCCACCACCTTAAACTTCTCTAAAGTCAATGTCCGGGTAACGATATAGCAGCATCTTCTTTTTCAATAGATATACCGGTGTTTTCATACCCTTTGTATCGACGTAATAAACATGACCGCCGGCTTCCGTCACCTTAAAATCAGCCTTGTAAATAATCGGCCTTATCTTTTTACCAGCAACCTCATAAGCAGGCTGTAAAACAAATTCAGGCTGTAATTCAATGCTTTTTACTGCACCGGTACGCTGCTGCCAAAGTAAGTCCTCATAGTATTTTGCTTCTTTCCTGCTATCAAAGCGAATCCCGTCAACCTCAGTTATTGCATTACCATATTTCAGCACAGGTACAGCCCCGGGTAAATTCGCCGGCGCCGTTACGCTGTCCGAACGTATTTTACTTACAAGGTGTGCCGGCAGTTCATTCCACGTCGTCATTTATTACTACAGCCGATAACATAATTTCTAGAGTTTTCTTCTCTCTCCGATACCGAGCCACTTTCCCGCCGAGCTGGCTGTTTTTTCGGCGCAGATGTTTGAGTTCAGTCAGTATCTGCATAAGCACTGGTTTCAATACTGGTACATACTGATCGCCTGGTTCTTTTTCGATTAACGCCATCATAATTTTTATATTTATTGGTTTCATAGTTTACCACTCCAAACTTATATTAATCAGTAGCTCTGTCACTGGCTCTAGCACCTTTGCAAAACACAACCCAACGAGTATTAACTCTTTTATCCCCAAATAGCGGCTGTTCCGGTGCAAGTTTTATAACCTCGCTAAATGGTATTTGCTCTGTATTCCACTTAAAAACCAACGTTCCGAATGGGCGCAACACTCTAAAACACTCTGCAAATCCTGCTTTAATATCAGCTTTCCAGTTTTCATCCAACACCCCATATTTCTGCGCCAGCCACGACGTTTTACCAGCTCTAACCAAGTGGGGCGGATCAAAAACCACTAAATCAAAGTAATTGTCTGCATATATCATTTTTCTAAAATCGCCAAAAAGTCCAGGGGTAATTTCCAGTTTCCGCCCATCACATAGCGTAGTATCCAATTCTCTGTTATCCTGATAAACTGTATATTTATTATCTCGATCATACCAAAACATTCTACTGCCACAACAAGCGTCAAGTATTCTTGTTCTCGTCATATTTTCAACTCCTTATATTTAAAAGGCCGCCCCCTACGGGCTAATCACCTCCGCAGGGGTATACTTCCCTTTATGCTTGTATATAGTTAGTATGCACGGCCGTTTTAACTAAGCTATTTATTCATTTCTCTTATAGCTGCAAACACAAGATAAATCTGTTGCGGCACACAACCATTACCTAACGCCTTTAGTCTTTTCGCCCTGTTTTTCTGGCCAATCACTACCCTCGCAGGCTCGTATTCGTATTGCTCTATATTTATTCCAGCAGGCCATCCCTGCCAACTTTCAATATTCTCGGTTGCTACATCTATGTCAGTCCATCCTATTGGTAATCCCATTAGTATCTCAACCCAATCGGCATTTAATTGTCCTTCTGTTTTATTCAGTTTAACCTTGTTTGCCAACTGATTTATATGATGTCCCGTTGATAAATGTTTTGCAGAATTACTTCCTTTACTATCTCTAGCGGCAGGTGTTGGACAGTTTTTCACTTGGTCTACGAGTGTTATTGCTGACTGACCAGTTTTTAAACACTTTTCATAAAACATCTTAGATTTAGGCCCTTGTGCACCATTATGCGACTGCGGGGTTCGCCAATATGCTTTTGCCTGATTACTTAATCCTTGCTGTTTGCTTTTAGGACTGCGTCGATCGCTACAGTCCGGAGTATGCCACAATAAACACTCGCTCTCGTTTGTGCGGCGCTCCAACATCGGCAGCTCCATAGCATGACCATCCAACACGATACCCCATTTCGTCCAGGTCTCGGAGTACAGTTCCGAATCCTCCTCCACGAATCCCGGCAGCAGAGATTGACAGTAACCCTGCCACGTTTTCAGCCACAACCCATCTTGGTTTAAGCTCGCAAATAAGCCGGGCATACTCTCCCCAAAGACCGGAGCGGGTAACGTTCCCTTCACTATCAACGAAACCAGTTCTTTTACCTGCTGTGCTAACATCTTGGCACGGGAATCCTCCGCTGATAATATCGATCTTGGGTATTCCATCAGTTTTAAGTTTTTCTGCCGTGAGTTCTCTGACATCGCTGTAGATCGGCACATTCGGGAACCTCCTTCGCAATATTGTTTGCGGATATTCTTCGATTTCACAAAAAGCCACTGTTTCTATTCCCGCCCAGCTGGCAGCAAGGTCAATCATACCTACCCCGCTAAATAGCGATAACATTTTCATTGTCCTCACTCCTGCTCGCTACTTATGCTAACGTATTCCTTGTCCTGCAATCTTTTAAAGTTATTAAATATCTCCCGTGCTGTAACAGCCCGCAGATCATCGGACCATATCAAGCAGCTCGGGCAAATATGCACCTCAAAATATCGGCCTCTGGTTATGTGACTACCCGCCGTTGTATCCTTATGGCATATATCGCAATTCATGATCTCACCTCAAAACGGTTCTGACTTATTAGTGTTCAGCTTGTCAATATCTTCTGGTGTAAAGTAATACCCTCTTGCAAGATTTTTATTTATGACTTCTCGCTTAGCTTTGGCATAAGCCAAAAACGCCAAAGCATGATTCTTCCGCAGCTGGTAAACAAACGTGTTACAACAAGCCTTAACGTCGATAATCTCCATCATCAACGCCAGCAGCTTATCTTCTGTCGGCACTTTTTTAAACTCTGTGTAAGCAGCTTCTACCTCAGCCAATTCTTCTTTGATTTTTGCAATCTGTTCTTCCGGCGTTGCGTCCCTGAATTTATAACATGGTGTTGTTGCTTTAATTTTCATAGTTACCACTGCTCCTTATATCTCAATGTTATAGCTTGATTTATAATTTTTATTTTCCATTGAGCAATAACTTTTGGAATCAATCCGCTTATATAATCTTTAACAATAGCCTCACGTACTAACTGATGTTCTGTTATGACGCAGTCATTTTTCCAAGCGCTGTAAAATTCTGCCGATTCCGTTCCTGTTCTTCTTTGTTCCACTTTTCAGCACGCTCCTTTTTATCCGTAAAACTCAACGTATCGCCATCAAAGAAAAAGAACAAAGGCTTATTAGTGCTTGCGTTACGAGCCTTTTTCAACTGAAGTAACATATTGAACGGATAAAACTTATTCAGATTATCTTCCTCGATTCTTGTTAAGTTAATCCACAAATCAGCTTCATGTGACATATAACTTGACTGGGCCAGCTTTCCTCTTTCGTTCAGCTGTGCAATCATCACAACGATAATTCCCAAATCCTGTGCAAGTGTCTTTAACTTCTGCGCTGCCGATTTGAGTATCTGCCAATCTTCCTTTGATGGTGCATTAGTCATATCCATACGGCCAATATAATCAACAACCAGCATTTCAATTCCATACTTTTTTACCGCTCTGCGTGTTTCAGAAAAAATATTTTTAACCTGCAGATCCGGTATAGTAAGCGTGTGTAGCTTTCCTTTTGTCATCTCATCACTTTTGCTGATGATGTAATAAAATTCTTCTTCCGTCAATTCTCCACGCCTGATTTTAGAATGGCTTATATGGCTAATTATTGAATTCCACCGCAGCGCCATTTGGTCAGCTGACATCTCAGAGTTTAGATATAGCACAGGTCTTTTCTGTACTATGCCAATTTGATAGGCTAAGTTCATAGCAAATGCCGACTTACCTCCACCAGTTTCTGCAGACAGAATAATTAAATCGCCTTTCTCTAATCCGCCTGTAGCATAATTTATGCTTTTGAACTCAGTCCTTATGACTTTCTTTTCTCTCCGACCTTCTTCGTAACGATCTCGCAGGCTCAATACACAAGTGTCACTCATTTCCTGTGGTGAAATATATACGCGTTCTGCACCAATAGCAGTATTTTTTATCAACTCATTTTCGATGTTCCCATACACATCGTCACAGCAATCACCACGCTCCACAGCTCCTCTGATAGCCTCTGACAAACCTAATAGTTTCCTTGCTTTAGTACACTCTTTAAGCCGTTCTATATGGGTTTTTATGCTTGGTACGAACTGCTCGAATAGTTGGATAAACGACACTCCTAAGCCAAAACTATTTATTTCGTCACGGTGTTTTACTAAAACTGTGCCGACATTCACCTGATCTCCGTCGTTATACATCGCCGCAATCATCAAGAAAATTTTTCGATAAGTCATACTCGTAAAGTCAGTATCTAAAAGCTCTTGTATCCCTTGATCAAGATTTTCTTTATCTGACATCATTCCAGCTAATACAAGTTTTTCCGTATCTTGATCCTGGCCGATCATCGTCGCATCATCTCCCGCAATATCTCTTCTTGTGTTTTTTCTTTTTGCTCTGGCTTCAGCTCAAAAATCCCCTGCCAGCAATTCAGTATGCTGTTTTCTAAAATCTTAATCTTGTTGCTATCATTCCCACCTGACAAAGTATCAAGCTTAACAAAAAGAATATTCAATGCTCTTTCTGTCAAAGGTTTTTTTATTCTCTTTCGCATATCAACAAAATCTTCGATTGCCTTATTCAAGTCAGGATTGCTAGTATATTTAAAAATTAAATCATCAAGAGCCGACTTGTTCGGCTTTTCTTTTTTTATATTTTTTTCTTTATCTATATCTATATCTTCTTCTTTATCTAGGCCGCGATTTTCAGCGACATTTTCGCGACTGTCACGCGATTGTCCAGCGATTGTCACGCGACTGTCACGCGACTTTTTTTCGCCTTCTGAATTTTTATTCACATCTTTCGTCCCAAGAGCTAACACTTTCTGTTCCGCTCTACGTGCTTTTTGACGCTCACGATCCTGCTGTTTTTTCTTTTCATAGGAATCAAGCTGCTGATGTTTATTCCAATTCGGAATGGTAATAACATTATCGACCAATTCAAGCATACCAAACTGTTCAAAAGTCTTAAGAGCCAAACGAACGATATTTATATCACGGCGGAAAATCGTTGCCAGCATCTCATCTGTATATGGAATACGCTCATTCATCAGAAAGACACCATTGTTATTTTGCTTCCCTGCCAATATCAGCAGCTTAAACCAAATCACTATAATTTCGTCTGAACTTGGCAGTCCTTCGATCAACAAAATTTTCTCGTCGTCAAAAATATCTGTTGTAATTTTTATCCATTTTACATCTGCCAAAACGCCCTCTCCCTTCCTGATTAATTATTCATAACAAATGTATTCTAATAATCAGTCGTCTAAATAATTTCTTCCGATAATCTTCATAAATTCTTCTCTGCTGTGAGTTTCTTCAAACTTACGTTGACATTCTCTTTTCAGCAGTAAATCTGTTTGCCTATCCTGATGCGGACCGTTCTTCCCCTTATGATATTCAGGGGTAAGCCAAACTTTAAAGCCGTATCTTTCACTGATTTTTCGTAACGGACCAAAGAAACAATGATGCTCCTCAAGTGGCACATTTTGCACTCCAGATAGGTAACAATATTTTTCTTTCTGTATGATACTCTTAGCCATCTTTAACGCCCCACTCCCTGATTAGGTCATCTAATTCTTCCTGCGGCCTAGTTTCTACGCCAATATCTTTTGCCATAGATACCAAACAATCTATAAAACGGCTCATCTCTTTCGTGTCATAAGCACTGCTACCGTAATATACCCTTACATTGCTATAGCCTTTAATGTTCTGACATTCACTAACTAATTCAGCTATCCAGCCAACACCATTGCTTTGCCAAATTTCAATAGTTCTGTTTACAGCGTCAGTTGGCACTGGCCATATTCTGCCGTAACCACATTCCCTGATTGCCTTCCTGTAAACATCTTCCTTGCTGTGAAAACTCTCTTCTGACAGCTTTTCTGCTATCTTTTGACACAATACCCAAGCGTATTTATTAGCTTCGTTAGAACGCCCTTTGCGCCATTGCTTGACCTCTACAACATACTGCTTTTCAGGATCGATTTTATTGATTTCTTCTTCCTCTGATAAAGGGACAGGTACTACTAAATTTATGTATCCCATCCCTTTTAACGTCTGTAAACCTTTAACTGTTAGCTTCATTTTGCGCCCACTTACTTTGCGTTAATCTTCATCTTCGGAATTTTCGCCATATTCTTTTTTTAATTCCTCGAAATATTGATTTTTAAATTTTTCCAGCTGGCGCTTTGCCTCGTACGTTGCCGAGTTCGCCCTGTCGATATCATATTTTTTTGTAGCCACTTCCTGCACCAATTTTCGATATTCGCTTAATGTAATTGTTACAGTGACTTCATTTTCAGCGATATAATTATCAGTACTGTCATGATAACTTTCAACTTTTTTCCCATATACTTGTTCCATTTTTAATTCCTCTTTTCAAAATTTATTTAACTGATGAATCCCTAAACCTTCCAACTTCATTTTGCTGCTACCGCCTTAGCATTGATCGTTGCTCTTATAGCAGTATACCCAGCAGAAAACCGTTCATCGTTCATAATAGTTTCAAGCTGTTTAACAGGCAGATCCTCTACTCTGTACCATTTCCCGTTATTGCTTTGTATCAGGCACTGTGTACCTGTGAATTTAACATATTCAAGCTTTACCGGATTTACATCTGTATTTGCTGATACACTTTCTGCCGGCGCTTTCGGTGCAGCTGCCTTTTTCCCCAGCTCAAACCGTACAACACCCTTACTGTCCACGATTTTTAGCTTCACAAACTCACTTTTAGTCCGATCGTACTCTATGTCTTTCACAAAAAACTTTGCAGTGATTTTCCCATTGGTAGATAAATCCTGCTCCGATAGATTCACCCATATAAACGGAGCATCGTATAGCTCACGTCCAATGCCCCAGTTAAACCCGGCACGTTTAAAACTATCACTTGCCAGTCCCTTGGCGGCTTCTGTGTTGCTCTCAGTGCCAGTATCCTCTTTTTCGATCCACTGCTTTTTATCATCATCCCACACCGAGATGATACAATTTGCGTTATCCCGTCCGTGATGCCGCTGCCAATTCATCGGTCCGAACGTCTCGTCAAGAATGCGCATATCGACCCTGGCGTCCTTATACAACAACAACGAACACCCGCTGTTATCTTTTTTTACCGTGGCGACCCGACATTCAACTTCATCTGCAGTAAGAAGTCTTATTTCTTTCATTGCCTATACCCCCTTTGCACCGTTCTGCACGTCTAAGCAATTTAACAGCCTGCTTTGCGGGGACTTTAGGCTCACCGTATACTTGCTGAAGCGCACGAAAGGCCGCTAACTTTTCTTTCTCATTCATTTCTATGTCCTCCTAAAACTCTCTAAAAGTTTGACCGCCGCATCTACAGCGTGTATCCTCTATTGGCACTCTACATCCACAATGTACACATACAACGACTGGATACGGAGATGAACGGACTGGAAATTTAACTGGTTCTGAAAACGTCTTTTTTATTATTTCTACTGCAGTATTCAAACGATCGATTTTTTCCTGCTGTAACTTATCCATTTACAAATCTCCTTCGTTTTGCTAAAATGAAGGTGGACGCTAAACTTCGTAAAATTTACAGTCCACCTGAGCTATCGAAGCTGCAACTTCGGTAGCTCTTTTTCTTTTGCCTATCATCTCAACACCCCTACTGTCACTACAGCAGCCATAATAGCTACGTATGTTCCGACAAATATTGCAGTAGTTGCTACGGTAAAATCTCTAATCATAAGCCTGCCACCTGCCCCATAGCGTAACCTATGTCATATATCAGCTTAACTACTGTTGCTATAGCCAAAGCAGTTAAAGACCATACACAAGGCTGTTGCTTAATACTCTCTTTCATCACTACTGCTGTTCCTGCTACTTTGATTAATGCTTTCATCTGCTCTGCCTCATTTCTACTATTTCAGTTTCTTTTTTCATCTGCCTAACTATCTTTTGAACAGCGTCAGCTGTTACTCCTGACACTTTCAACAGACATTCTTGCAGTTCTGCTATTTCAGCGTTAGCGTTATCTAAGGCTTTTTGTAGCTGCATTACCTCTAATCGCTCTCGATTAGAAAGTTTCGGCTTACCGTACTGATCGGCATATCTCGTAACATCTGATATACGATACCGACCACGTACTACTGTTTTAATACCTGCACTAGCAAGCCATTCTTTTACTGTCCTAGCACTAACACCCCACGCTTCAGACAGCTCTCTTATTCCAACGTGTGGACATTCTACAATCATTTAACAGCGCTCCTTTTTGTTAAGATTTCTTAATTTTTGTGGTAAAAAAATATTTACCAACTTGAGATTGTGGAATTTTCAATAATGAACAAGCCTTAGCGATTTGTGGTTGAGTAAAGTAATGTTTGTTATTCATTTTCAACGAAAGATTCGATGTCGATACCCCAAAAGCCTCACAAAATGCAGTTCTTGTAAGAAATGTTCTAATTATTTTTTCATTAAGTTTTGAATAATCAAATTCCGGATTCATAACGTTCCTCCTTTCTTTTCTGTTTCTAAGACGATTATGCTACTTAAGCTTTCTTAAGTCAATACTAAATTTTAGTTTTCTTATTTTATCCTTTACTTTCCTTAATATCAGTGTTATTATAGTTGAAGGAAGGATGATTGCAATGAAAAAAACTGATTTTGCCACTAGGCTACAAGAAGCGTTAGATGTCACAGGCATAAAGCCAGTTGAACTGTCCGAAAAAACTGGATTAAGCCAACCTCTTATTAGCCAATATTTAAAAGGCAAATTTAAGGCAAAACAGAATAATCTCTACAAGATAGCCGTTGCATTAAATGTAAACGAAGGCTGGCTTATGGGATTCGATGTAGAAATGGAACGCCCCACTCCTATTTATATCGATCAGGAAGATAACTATGTATTATCTGATCAGGAAAAAATTCTTATAGATAAGTTCCGCAAAATTGAAGATAATGATAGATATATTGTTATTGGCTTTATTGATGGACTGCTAACTGCAGAAACATCAAAAAATAAAAATGCAGTTTAGGAGCGTGATACTTTGTTATCCAGAACAATCAAGCTTATCGAATGCAACATGAAAGATTTTTCGCCTGGTGAGCTAAATCAAGTGATTGGTTATGTTTTAGGAATCAAGGAGCATCACATTATTGCCCAGTGTCCCCGAAGAAAGGGGACGGACAAGATAATTCTATAAAGATCTTATCTTTCCCCAAGGCTAAATGAAATAAAAAAAGACCGCTACCAAACGCCCGGTAGCAGCCATAACAAAAATAAAATATTTACAACGGCAATGTTAGTATAATATAATCTAATTTCTTAAACAATAAATTTATTTTAATACTTAACACTTTAAAAACTTAAAATATAGGAGGTGAAAAAATGGAGTATAATTTCACTTTTAGAGAAAAAGATAAAGGATTTCAAGTAATATTATCCTATAAAGATAATCGTGGTTGTTGGAAGCAAAAATCAAAACAAGGATTTAAAACCAAAAGAGAAGCAAAAATAGCAGGCGATAAGTTACTAGAAGAAGTTAAAGCAAATGCGCCAATATATATGGACAATAGTATTGATAGTATAACGTTTGGTGAATTTACGGAAATGTACCTAAACAATATAAAAAGGAATATAGCCTATAATACTTTACGAAACTATCGACAAGCAATAAAAGCATTCTCTGATTTAGAAACCTTAAAATTAATCAATATCACTCATAATGATATTGTAGTTATATTTAATTCTTTAAATTATAAAGCAAGCACAGCTAACATGTATCTTGCAAAAATCAAAAACATTTTCAAAAAAGCGGTTTCTCCCTATAAATTATTAATCGAAGATCCAAGTGTTGAAATAACACCACGAAAAATTAATGGTCCACAAAAAATAAATGCTTTAACCAGGGAACGATTAAATTTTATTTTAGAAAGAGTTAAAACGCGGAATAACAATGTATATATCATCTGTTGTATCGCTGCATTTTCTGGGCTACGGCTTGGTGAAATAATGGGATTAAAATGGTCTGATATTAATTTTGTTAATGGTACGATTACTGTTGAAAGACAGTTAACGAGAGACGCAAATAACAGTATTCTAATAAAACCTTTAAAAACAAATAATTCTTATAGAACAGTACCAGCACCAATAATATTATTAGAAATACTCAAAAAATACAGACAAGCATCCGCTTTACATATAAGTGGATTAATATTTTGGAACATAAACTATTTAACACCGGTCAATATCCTAAGAGGCTTAAACGAAAATGTTAATATTCATCTATTTCGTCATACTTATGCTACAACCTTATTGGCAAATGGTGTGGATATAAAAACAGTAGCTGCCCTTATTGGTGATACAGTCGCAACTGTCAGCAAAACATACATTCATTATAATGATGACATGAGAAAAAATGCTTCACGTGCAATATCCCAAATTTTTTTGCAATAA